AACAATGAGGGGCGGCAACACTGTCGCCCCTCTACATTATTTGAATTAAAGGAGAATAATAATGGCAACTACAAAATCTAAAGTATCTAAGAATACTACACCTAAATCAACTGCAACCAAGACCACTACCGCTACTAAAGAAAAGGAAGTTGTAACAACTGAGGTTGTTGAAGCTCCCGCTGAGAAAAAGCAGTACAAGGTTAAGAAGAACCTCGACCCCAATATGATTGTTACCGTTAAAAACGGTTTCCAAGGTCGTTTGATCTATAAGAGCAGACGCACTAATGAGCGTTTTGAATGGGAAACATTTGGCGACGAGCAGGATATGGATTTGCAGGAGTTAAAGAATGCGCGTAATTCATCTAAGGCATTCTTCGTAAACAACTGGTTCTTAATCGACGATCCCGAAGTGCTTGAGTACTTGGGCGTTTCCCAGTATTACAAATACGCTCTCAACTTTAAGTCTTTCGACGACCTATTTGAAAAGGCTCCCGACGAGATTAAGGAGACGATTGCTCATTTGTCTGCCGGTCAGAAGAAGTCCGTTGCATATCGTGCAAAAGAGCTTATTGCTGACGGCGTGATTGACTCTATCAAGGTTATCAATGCTTTGGAAGAGAGTTTGTCAATTGAGTTGATTGACAGAGAAAAATAAGAAGGAGGCGTATTATGAGCGTTTCCTACGACATTTTCACATCAATGTTTCTGGATAAGATTGAGGAGTATAAGTTTATTCAGCTTCCTGAAGAAAATCGAACCCAAATCGTTGATGGATATATGAAGAGGGCTTGCGCCCAGTTTAAGAAGATCTGCAAGCACAACATCGCCACTGGAGACGACGATGCTCGTGAGTTCCCGATTGATATTCCAGCCGAGGACATTGATGAAATTGCAGATATTATTTCCGAGGGTATGCTTGTGCAATGGATGAAGCCTTATGTGTACAAGCAGGAAAACTTAGAAAATATGCTTAATACAACTGACTATAATGGGTATTCCCCAGCGGAGCTGTTGCATCGTATTACAACGGCTTACAAAATGTGCAAAAAGGACTTCTCCAATATGATGAAGGACTACTCCTATAATAACGGAGATTTGTCGGATTTACACTTATGATGACAAGCAAGAATATGGAACTGCCTGATAAGGTTGTTCAGAAGTATTTGAAGGCTTTAATCGGTCAGTTTTATAAGATATTACCCATCAAGGAAAGCGGCGAGCCATCGCTGGGAAAATATATGGACAGTCTCCAAAGAGAAATGATCGGGTGCCAGAGTTTGATTGTGGCTCTCGATAACGATGAATTGTATTTAAGCCTCTTAGCCGTGTTGCAATATCTAATCGAGAACGATTGCGATATTAACACTGTTAAATGTGAGGTTTTCAAAGCAATCAATATCTGTAAGAAACTACAGAAGAAATATGGTGCTGAGGAGGTGTAACTGTGAGTGCGTGGGATACCTATCAAGCACGATTAGAAGTCAACGGAACAACAAGACGAGAGCGTGCTTTGAAGCACACACAGTCTTATATCTCAAAGAAAATTACGGACTCATTATCCTGTCATAAGGTTTTAATTAACGGCATTGAACAGACGGTCACTATCTTAAATCAACGAGAAGATATGGCTCTCAAAAAGATTTGCGCTCTCCCCGGAGAAGCATTGCTACACGGCGGTCTTGTAGATTTTGCTGATAGCAAGTGGCTTATTACGGAGTTGGACGCAAACGACGAGGTTTATACTTCTGGTATGATGCAACGCTGTAACTATTTGTTAAAGTGGTTGAATAAGAAGGGTGAAATCATCGAGAAGTGGTGTATCGTTGAAGACGGTACGAAGTACTTAATTGGTGAAAAAGCTGAAGATATGATGTCTATCGGCGATGCTCGTATTGCAATTACAATTTGCAAAGACGAGGACACCATTGAGTTGGGTCGTGGTAAGCGTTTCTTGGTTGATGACCTTGACGCAGAAGCTCCACTTGCTTATCAGATCACGAAACCTAACAAGTTGTTCAATGTTTACGATGGTCAAGGTGTATTTAGGTTCATCTTGAACGAAGTAAATATGACAGACGATGATAATGTTGAGTTGCGCATCGCAGACTACTTCAATTGGAAACCAGATGTACAACTTGATAATGAACATCAAGACGCGGATATGACGCTTGAGGAAATTATTGACTCAGCCACCTCTAAGACCGAACAGGACGACAACAAGGAGGTGTGGTTGTAATGGAACTTGAAGAGTTTTTCGATTATAAGAACAGATTGATGAAAGAGTTGTGTTGCAACAAAGAAATCGTCACCCTTATAACCGACAAAGAGAATAGCAAAGTGCCTAATCACACATTGGCTTATTCACAGGTATATCCGTATGAGTTTGTTCCCGAAACCGTTGACAATGGTCAAACATTCGTATGTTTTGATGTTGACATTGCGGAAGTTGTTAACAAGACTTTCTATGTTCCTGTTTTGTATGTGTGGGTGTTTACTCATAAGAGTAAAATGCATTTAACCGCTGGCGGTGTGAGAACCGATATTCTTGCTTCAAAAATCAATGCGATGTTGAATGGAAGCAGATTCTATGGTCTTGGTGAGCTTGACCTACGACAAGTTGGTAGGTTCTCTCCCATTACAGATTACCAAGGCAGAGTTCTTACATATTACGCCAAGGATTTCAATCGAAGTGGATCTAAGCAACCACCTTCAAACAGAAAAAATGTCTAAGTTTTCATAGGAGCGTGAAGTATGGGAAAGAGTACGCTATATGAAACTAAGCATAAGATAAATGACTTCATTACAATCAGAGTCCCTACTATCAAAGATATAATCGAGAACGAAGACGATTATTACGGCAATGTTGCGTTAATCGTTGCTACACCCTACGATATGATGGTTCAGCTCGATGATATGAAAATCGACTTTACACAGATTAACGAATGGGATTTGTTCTTGCTTTTATTTAACGAATTGAGAACAAGAGACTTATCGCTTATCTTTGACGGATTAAATCTGAGGGATTTTGTCACAGCCGAGAACAAACAAAACGGCAATATTATTTTGGTTAATCCAAAAACAGGTGTTAAGATTGACCGAGCCATTCACGACCAAATTTGTAGATATCTTCGTAAGACTTTGCGACTGCAAAAGAACGACAAGAGACCTGCAAATGAAGAAGCTCGCAAGTTCTTAATTGAGCGTACACGCACGAAGCTCAAGCGACGCAGAAAACAACTTGTTGAGTCGCAGATCGAAAAATATATCGTGGCGCTTGTAAATACATCTGAATTTCCCTATACATATGAGTCAGTATTGGGATTGACAATAAATCAGTTTTACGCCAGCCTACATCAAATCGTTAAGAAGATTAAGTATGACAAACTTATGATTGGATGTTATGCAGGCACGGTCAATATGAAGGAACTGGATCAGAATGAACTGAACTGGATTTCTAACTAATTACAGGAGGAACTATTATGATTATTAACGATATCACTATCACAAGCCTTGAGACTATCACGGCGTTTGATATTGCTGGCGCATATCGTTTTACTCTTGATGAATTGCAGAACGCTAAGATCGCAAACACTCAGGATAAGACTGATATCACCGGTAAAGGCGGTCGTAAGTTGAACTCTCTAAAGAAAAACAAGGCGGTTGTTATCTCTGGTACCAACGGTCTTGTTTCTGGCGGTTTGCTTGAAATGCAGACTGGTAGCGAGTTCAAGAGCGTTGACAACGCTCCTATCCGTTGGACTGACTACCTAACTATCACTGGCGATGCTGCTACCACTTCCTATAAGGCTGTTGGTACTGCTGGCAACGAAATCGAAACTGTGTACATCAAGAATGCTACTGACGGCACTCTTGGCGAGGCTTTAACTCAGGATGCTGCTGTTGCAGAAGGTAAGTTCACTTACGATCCTGAAACTAAGGCTCTTGCTTTTGCTGAGGGCGCTTATGAGGACGGCACCGAGATCGTTGTGTTCTACACTCGTAACATTAAGGCAAATGTTCTTGAGAACATTTCTGACACTTATTCTGAAAAGTGCCAGCTTTACATCGACGCTTTTGGCGAAGACAAGTGCAACAATGTTTACCGTGTGCAGTTCTACATTCCTCGCGCTGACTTCAGCGGTAACTTCGACTTTGAACTTGGTGACAACCAGACTGTTCACGCTTTCGAGGCTGAGTCTCTTGCAGGTTCTTGCGGTTCTGCCGGTACGCTCTGGACTTATACCGTATTCGGTGCTAACGAAGGCGACGCTGCCTAATTATGGCTAAAGAAACCAAGGTTTGCCGAGTATGTGGCGACACATACGAGGCTTGCCGAACTTCTAAAGTAACTAACACATTCAGGTGGCAGGATGTTTCCTGCTCACCTGAGTGCGGTGCTGAATATTTGCGTAGGATCAAACTGTCCAGAGAGCTTGGTACTACAACCCACCCCGTTATGTATAACGAGGATTATAACGGTTTCGACGGTGAACCCGAAGAAGAATATATCAGCGAATTTGGCTCCGACGAGTGAGCCTTATAACACAGATACACTATGGGGAGGAGAAATATTAAGTATAGGACAATACATTTTTCCTCCCCTTATTTTTCTGCATAAGAATGGTGGCGATTGAGTATGGAACGAACTAAGTTCAATGTCGATAAAGACACAGAAAAGCGCACATATAACGGCATTGTTTTTGATAGTGCGTTGGAGATGAAATACTATCGTGATGTACTTTGCCCCTTGGTGGAGAGTGGCGATGTGGTGCATTATGAATTACAAAAACCATATGAGCTACAACCGAAGTTTATTCACGACAAAAAAACAGTGCAACCAATCCGCTATGTTGCGGACTTTTTTATTGTCTTCAAAGATGGGCACGAAGAGGTTGTTGATACGAAAGGGTGCCCAGATTCAGTCGCTAAAATCAAAAGAAAAATGTTTTGGTATCAATACCCAGATATCAACTACAAGTGGGTAACTTGGGTAAAGAAATTTGGAGGCTGGATTGAGTATGACGAATACAAACGACTTAAACGAGCAGAAAAGAAATGAGTTTTATGGGTTTGTATATATGACAACCAACCTAATCAACGGTAAAAGATACATAGGGCAACGCAAGTATTATGAGGGTCACGATGAATATCTTGGAAGCGGCAATTTAATTCGTGCCGCCATTGAGAAGTATGGTAAGGATAATTTCTCAAGAGTTGTTTTAGCTCAATGTAGAACAAGACAAGAGCTTAACGAACAAGAAAGATATTGGATTGCCTACTATGATGCGGTAAGGAGTTGTGATTTTTATAATATCGCAATGGGCGGCGAAGGTGGTTTTTATGGTGGCGAGCTACATCCTTGGTATGGAAAACACTTGTCTTCTGCTACTAAAGATAAATTAAGTAAAATGCGAAAAGGTAAAAACAATCCCTTTTACGGTAAACACCATAGCGCAGAAACAATTATGAAGTTAGCGCAGTATTCAACTGGCAAGAAACACAGCCCAGAGACATTGCGCAAAATGTCTATTGGTATGCGACAAAATCACGCAGATTTTAATGGTGCTAAAAATCCCCGTGCTCGTCAAACGGCACAGTACTCTCTGTCTGGGGAGCTAATACATATATGGGATTGTGCAAAAGATGCTGCTATCGCCCTAAATCTAAATTACTGTTCCATAACAAACTGTTGTACTGGAAGATACAATTCGTCCGGTGGGTTTATATGGAGGTATATTGAATGATTACAACAAAACTTAAAGAAATAAAGGAGAATACATAATGGCAAAAGATATTGAGAGAGTTTCTATCAATAAGTTTGAACAGGCTTTGAATACAGAAAACATCATCACTGAGACTTTGGTCGATACTGAGGATGTAACTATTCAGATTAAGAAAACAATCACTCTTCCCGAAATGATGCTATTCGTTCAGGAGGTTGTTGAGGCGTGTATTGACGGTGAAAACGGTGAGTACATTCCCGAAGCATACGACTTTGCTATTCGTAGTGCGGTGCTTACACGCTATGCTAACTTTGCTATGCCTGCAAATCTTGACAAGCAGTATTGGCTTGTTTACAACACAAGGGCTTTCCAGCAGGTTATCAACCACATCAACGAGTATCAGTTCAACGATATTATCAGAGCGATTGACAGAAAGATCAAGTATATGCTTGATGTAATGTCTTCTGCTGCTGTTTCTAAGATCCACGAGGTCATCAACAAGTTTAACGACATTGCTGAGACTGGTGAAAAGGTCTTTGGTGGCGCATCAGCAGATGAAATGGCTAATTTCGTTAACGGTGTAGCTAAACTAAAGGATATGAAGGAAGAAGATATCGCTAAGGTTATCCTTGATTCTAAGGCTGGAGAAAAATAATGGCAGACCGTTTCTTTTCGGACTGGGAGTCGCTTGTAAGTGCGGTTGACGCAAAGGCGACTCAGATACTGCAAAGGGATGTTGCTCCCGTCGCAGAGGACATACTGAAGAAACATATAAAATCTGATATTTATGATGTGTACACACCCAAGCCAAATGGTTGGGTTAATGGAACGACATATCAGAGACGACACGCCTTAGAGCAGGCTGTAACAACTATCGTGCAGGATAAGCACACCATCTTAGTTACAAGTACTGCCACGGCTTCTCCTGCCGTCCTTAGTGGTTGGAGCTTCCATAACAGATACCCCGGTGCGTTCCTCAAATTGTTAGAGGTTGGTAATATGGGTATTTGGCGTGGTGGTTTTCCACGACCCGCAGTTACAAACACACAGAACGAAATTGACACAAGCCAAGAAATCAAATCAGCCATTCAAAACGGAATTCAAAGGGAAATCGGAATTTGTATTGAAATTTAACTTTGACGAGGGGTGATTAAGTTCATCCCTCGTTTGTTATAAAGGATGGTGAAATGATGGCTTTTGGAGCAAAGATTAAATTAACCGTAGATACTTCCGGGGCATCAGCCTTCCGAAAAAACATTCAAGACTATGTAAATTCGGCTACTGTAGAAAGACCAATTAAGTTAAAGAACTTTTCTGTTAGTATGACAAAAAAGCAACAGGAAAAGATCGTTAAGGAAATACAGACATATCTTTCTAATGATACGACTCTAACTTTGAAAATTGGCAAAATTGATGCCACAGGTGCTGTAAATAAACTGCGTCAGCAATTGCAAACAATGCTGAGTGGTTTGAGCATAACTGGACTCAAAGAGTTTCTTGGTGAAACCAATATCGACAAGATTACT